TGACAAACCTGAAGAAGCTCTAAAGGTTGCTGCTGGTGCAAATGATATATATGGGGTAACGCAAAATCTTAAATCAGGAATGGACTTTGGATCTTCTTTAAGCAACGCTGGAGATTCAGGGTTTGTCTCTGGGGATGCTATAGGAAGTGCTGGTGCTATTATTGGTGGTTTAGCTGCTCTTGAAGGTGGTGTAGATAGTGTTGGTGAGGCTGTTTCTGTTGGCAACGCTGTTGCAAGTGTTGGTGCGTTAATGGGTTCAGGTACTGCGGCTACAGCATTAACATTCTTAGGCCCAATAGGTGCAGTGATGGCGGTGGGTAGTTTACTTGGTGTTGGCGATAGTGGTTCAGAGTATGGGAACGCTGTGCTTGGCAGACAAGAAGATGGGACTTATAAAATTGAGTCTGAGTCAAGTAAAAATAAAGGTTTCCAACAAACAATACCAGAAGCTCACACTGCTGGTGTCATTCTAAACGAACTTGAACAGTCATATGGCTTTGAGTTTAATGAAGACAGATGGAAAGATGTAAATGCAAGAGTTGACTTCGATAGTGGTGCAACAGTTAGAACTGCAAGCGATGTAGTAATTGATGCGTTAGAAAAAGGTGCTTTAGTGCCAACAGCAGCTACCCCTGTAGATCTTGACTTTGAATCTATATTCTCTAGCGCAAGAGACGCAATATCCAAAGCTGGTGATCGCGCATGGAAAAGTAGTTCCACAAATGACTTCTATATAACCAGACGCGACTATGCTGGTGAAGCTGCTGGGCTATTAAAAGAGGCTGGCATTAGCGATTCAGACCTTGCAATGGCGGTTGGGCCAATTGACCTTGGTTTCAATATATAACTTTAGTATTGCAGAATTAGCGTTTTGTGTTATTTTTTGAAAAAAGGAGAGTAAAATGGTAGAAGGCAAATTATTTGCTGAACAAGATCGTGGTGCAAGAGCAGATGCTTTATTGCGTAACGAATTATTAAGTGAGTCTTTTTCTATTCTTGAGGATGAATATATAGAGGCTTGGAAAAGTTCTCCTGTCAGAGATGAAGAAGGCAGGGAAAAAATCTTTCAGATGATACAAGCACTGAGGAGTGTGAAACAAAATCTGGAAGAGGTGGCCATGACAGGCAAACTTGCAAGTATGCAAATAAATGAAACTGAATAATCTGAGGAGATTAAAAAATGAACGACGAAACAAGTACCCTTTTAGGATCTGGTGAATCGTTAAATCAAGGTCAAGCTGTTGACCTACTCTTGAATGTTGAAGCCCCTGAAGAGGCAAGCGAAGATACTCAAGAGCCTGTAGCTGAAGAAGTTGAGACAGAGTTTGAAACTGATGAAGCTGAAACATTTGAAGAAGAAACTGAGGAAGATGACGCTGAAGAGCTATCTGATTCTGAAGACGAATCTGATGATGAAGAGTATGATGTTGATCCTAGCGAAGTAGAGGAAGAACTTTATACTGTAAAGATTGATGGAGAGGAAAAACAAGTAACTTCTGAAGAGCTTGTCAAATCTTATCAATTAGAACAAGCCGCACAACGTAGGTTGCAGGAAGCCGCAGAGATACGAAAAAACTCTGAAGCAGAAACGCAAGCATTGGCGGCACAACGCGAACAGTACGCTCAAGCCTTGGCGCAAATACAGGCTAGACTTACTGCGGTGCAGAGCCTCCCAAAGAATACTGGGACAAGCTCTACCAGGAAGACCCTCTTGAGTGGACACGTCAGCGTGATGCTTATCGTGAACGCAAAGATAACGTGATTAAAGTTCAAGCTGAACAAAATCGCGTGGCTCAAGAGCAGCAACAACAAATGATGCAAGCTCATCAAGAACGATTAGTTCAAGAGCAACAGCGTATGTTAGAGCGTATTCCTGAATGGCGCGATGAAGAAGTTGCTACAAAAGAGAAACAGGCTGTCATTAACTATGCCCAGCGCATAGGTTTTACACCTCAAGAACTTGACGCAGCAAGTGACTCAAGAGCCATCGAAGCCTTACGAAAAGCCTATCTCTATGATGAGTTAATGTCAAAGAGACCAGAGGCTACTAAGAAGGTTAAGAAAGCACCAAAAGCAGTCAAATCTGGTAGACCTAAAACTACTAAAGAGCGTACAACCACTCGCAATAAACAGGCTTTTGAACGCCTAAACAAAACTGGCTCCAAAGAGGATGCCGTAAACTTTTTATTAGAGAGAACTAAATAATGGCTGTACATACTACTACTACTGCTGTTGGCGAGCGCGAAGACCTTGCTGACGTAATCACACGAATTGACCCAACTGAAACTCCTGTATTTTCTGGTCTTAAAAAAGAAACAGGCAACGGCGTATTTGTCGAATGGCAAGTACAAGAACTAGCTGCTGCTGCCTCAAACAACGCACAAGCTGAAGGTGTTGACGCTACTTATGACACGCCAACTGCAACTGTTCGTTTGGGCAACTATATGCAGATTTCGCAAAAAGATGCGTCTGTATCTGGTACGCTTGATGCCGTTGACAAAGCTGGTCGTGCAAAAGAAGTCGCATACCAAAAAGTCCTTAAAGGTCTTGAGCTTCGCCGTGACATCGAATTGAACCTTACGACTCCTGTTGCTCGTGATGGTTCTGCAACTCGTAAAGCTGGCTCACTTGCAAGCTGGATCACCAACGCAGATATTGCTGGTGACGAGACTGCTTTCAACGCTGGTGTTGGTCTTGGTACGCACATTCCATCTGACGATGGTACAGACCGTACAATGACACTTGCAATGATCGACAACGCTATGCAAGCTGCATACACAGATGGCGGTCAGCCAAATATGCTACTTGTGTCTCCTACCAAAAAAGCTGCCTTCAGTGACTTGAATGGTGGCTCTGTTGCAACGAACCAAATCAACTATACTGCCCCTCGTGAAGCCGCTATCGTTGGTTCTGTTTCTTTGTATCTTTCTGACTTTGGTCAGCTAGACGTAGCAATTGATCGTTTCACACCTAGTGATCGCGTTTACTTGCTTGACACAGACTATGCTTCGATCTGCACATTGCCTGGTCGTAACTTTGACGTTCAGTCTCTTGCAAAAACTGGTGATGCGGAGAAATTCCAAATCATCACTGAGTGGACACTAAAAGTATCTGCTCCAAAAGCACATGGTGCTGTTTACAACCTTTCGTAGTTTGTAACTCACTTTGAACTAGGGGAGGTGGGTCTTGATTGGCCTACCTCCTTTTTCATAGAGGAGAATGATATGTCTAAAAGATTGGTAAAGGTAGATCCGCTTACAGGCTCAGAAACCTGGTGTCATATGGACGTTGATGGTGGATTTGTATTTGAAACTAAACAAAATGTTGATGCCCTGATAAAATCCAACAGGGAAAAGGCTAATGACTACAGGAAAAACGCATTAATTGGTAATACTCAAAATCACCAACAACACGTTGCAGATATACCCAATGCACTGTATCATCAGCTAGTAGAAAAATTAGGCAGACCAAAAGACAACCCTAAAGGTTGGAAGCAATGGTTAAATGAGCCTGATAATCGTTTATTTAGAACTGGTGGTGGAAATATATAATGGCTATTGGAACGTACTCTGAATTACAGTCTTCTATTGCTAGTTTTCTTGCTAGAGATGATTTAACCACACAAATACCTGATTTTATCTCATTGGCTGAAGCTCGTATGAGCAGAGAGTTAGAGGCGCGTTCTCAGGAAAAAAGAGCTACCGCATCTATCACATCTGGAGACTCATTTGTTTCGTTGCCAACAGACCTACGCTCTGTACGTTTGGTAAAGTTAAACATTAGCCCCATCGAGGTTCTTGAGTATTACACCCCAATTAAGCTAGACGAGAAGTATTCTAGTGCAGGTGGTCGCCCAAGAGCTTATACAGTTATTGGTGGGGAGATTAAGTTTGCCCCAGTACCTGATGCAGATTACACGGCTGAAATTGTTTACAGTGAGGGTACACCTGCATTATCTGACACGAATACTACAAACACAATTTTAACTCGTCATCCAGACGCTTATTTGTATGGGTCTCTAGCTGCT